GTGTTCCTCCCTTACCACTTACGACCGGGAAGAGATGATGAGTGGTATGAAGAGAAGAAGTCTAGCTATACAGATGAGAAGCTTTTTCAACAAGAGTACCCTTCCAGCCCTTTGGAATCTTTCATTACTACAGGGGGTTGCATTTTTGACCTAGATGGGTTACAATATATAGCAGAGACACACTGTAGAGATCCTCTAGCTATAAGTGATATTCGTAGTAGAAATGGTTACTTAAGTGACTTACAAAGGGACTGGCCTGATTTAAAAATCTGGACACTTCCACGAGTAGGACAAGGTTTTATAGTTGGAGCAGACCCTGCAGGTGGTGAACCTAACGGAGACCTTTCAGTGGCACAAGTGATTGATGCCGCAACTGGGGAACAGTACGCAAGTGTTGCAGGGCGTTATGACCCGGATACTTTTGCAGGACTTCTTGCGGCGTTAGGTAGAAGTTTTAATCGTGCATTGCTAGCTGTGGAAAGAAATAACCACGGCTATGCAGTGTTATCTGCATTGAAGAACGCCTTTGAATACGAAAATATCTTTATATATAAGAAAGATAAAAAGACAGGGGATGGCGATAATAAACAGGGTTGGCCTACAAATTCAAAAACAAAAGCAATAATGGAGAGTCGATTACAAACTGAAATCGCTCAACGTTCTTTAAAAGTTAGAGAGATGGATTTTGTATATGAAGCGCAGTCCTACGTAAGAACAGGACAAAAGACAGGTGCAGAAGGTTCAGGGCATGATGATAGAGTAAGTAGTATGGGAGTTGCGCTTATGGCAAAAGAAGTAGTAGATATTACTAGCCGAGGGCGACCACGCCGAAAACAAGTTATGAAGAAGCATTTTGGCACGAGGCACAGATAATGAGAGATATACTATACGCTAAGGGAGTTGGAGTTGGTGAAGGAGAAGCCGAGATTGAGGCTAATCAAGAACGCGATGACAAATTTTTAGACCGTATGATGGCAGATCTTAAGTTTGGGTATGGCTTCTATGCTGAGCGAGATCAAGAGTTTGCTCGTCAAGAACGCTGGTATTATCGAGATCACTATGACCGTACAACAGTTAAAGGTTCCGACACACCTCTCTCAGAGCAGGTTGACACCAGCTCAAATATTGAGAATGAACACTTAGTCACACTTAACATACCTTTTTCCTCAGTACAACGAGCACATACTATGATGACAGGAGAAGAACCTGTAATAGAAGTATTGTCTGGATCATCTCGTGCAGACAGAGTAGTGAAGTTGCTCCATAGTGTCTATCAATTAAATAACCGAAAATGGGGTTCTAATCCTGTACATGATGCTATATTTAATCAGTTATTGTATGGTTGGGGTATTTTAAGAACTACTTGGTCACGGAATACCTACGCAGATGATGATGACGATTTTAAAGGTGATAAACCCATGTATCACTTTCCGATTGAGATAAAGAATATTGATCCTAGAGAGGTGTTCCCCATTGCTGGCGGAACTCATGAACAATGGAAAGCTATTGTACACCGTACTTGGATGAAAGTATATGAAGTAGAAGAACAATGGGGTGTTCAACTAAACTATAATGATACTGATCGTGAAGACGAAGATTTAGACTGGACAGAACCTTTACACCCAGAAAAAGAAGTTGAAGTAGTAGACTACTGGGCATGGGAAGGGGACTCGATTATTCATGCTGTATCCGCGCATAACCAATTTGTGATGCGTCCTTCAGTTATGAAGTTCTATGATTGCTTACCTTTTACTATATTCCACTGTGCGAAGACTACATCTAAGCAAGGTGGTAATATGGGGCTTTCTGTAAACTACGCACTTGTTGATAGTGTAGCTGAGATGGAATGGCTGCTTAACAGGCATATGCGTATTGCAGATTTGTATGCAGACCCAACAATGGTTATTCGGCGCGTCAATGATGAGCCAGTAGACATTGAGCCGGGGTCAGGTACAATCGAGATCCTCGAAGGAGAGGATGTGTACTACCTCCAATTCAGGGGTACGCTGCCTGACCTAGATCAACTAACAAACTTCTTTCGTATACAAGTTGACGAAGAAGGGTTTTCCTTACCACAATCAGGATCTAGTGGTATTGATACTATCGCACAACAACAAGCTTCTCTTATTAAAATATTTAAACCTGTTGAAAATGCGCAGATGGCACTAGAGGATGTTAACTCTAAGATAGTAGGTTTGTCACAGCGGTATTCATGGGATGTTCCTATTGAAGTTATGGGTCGAATGGACTCTGAAGATAACGTAGAATCATTTGCGTTTAATATAAAAGGTAAAGATACAAAAGGTATGCGAAATACTAAAGTGCACTTACGAGCAAGGTTCCCACTTGAAGAACTACGTAATGTTGCGGCTGCAGCTACTCTTAAGAATTCAGAACTTATGCCCGCTAAAGTTGTTATGAAGCGACTGCTACACGCTCAAGATCCTGAAACGTGGCGTGATGAGATTCTTGCTACACGAGCTGAAGATAACCCAATGGTTATGCAACAGCTTATTGATACACAATTACAAACTATTGCACAACGCTCAACCATACAACAAATGGTACAAGAAGAACTCTCAGCACTTGCTGAACAAGGTGAGGGACCACCAGCGGCTCCAATGACTCCAGATGAAGTTGCTATGCGAGGCCAGATGAGCCAACAGGGTACACCACAGTCACCGGCCCCAATGGGTCCTCCACCAGACCAAATGCAAATGGAAGGATTGTTAGCACAGCTAGGTGCTGATCAGGGTATGGCAGACAACGCCACACCACTACCAGTACCTGAAGAAAATCCTTTAGCAAATCTACCACCGGGGATGGGTGTTTAATGGTTAAAGAATCTTATCCAGAAAAACTAGATAATTATATATTTGATGCGGTTTTAAAGGTACGTGGACATATTCTAGAGACGTACCCTGAAGATGCATTAATTAACTCAATGGTAAGACAATCATTTATTACAATGCAGCCAATGGAACAAGTACAGATAGTAGACAAGCTTGGCCCTGATTGGATGGTCAAAATTGCCGCTGAAGTAGAGAAGAAGCTTGGTGAGATTGACAAGCAAGGAGTTAATTAATGCCCATATTTAGTACAGACCCTAACCATTCAAATTATGACAGTAGACTTGACCCCAACAGTCCAGAGTACTCTCCTGAATATGAAGCAGTCATATTAGCAGATCCTAATAATACAATACAAGGTCCGACAGGTACATCAGGTGGGGGTAAGCCTCCAACTCAGACTCCTTATATGCTTAGTAATGGCATTACGATGAAGCAAGTAATGGAGGTTATGAAAAGATGGCAAGATCCAACTGCTGATCAGGAGAAGTTAAATCAGTTTCTAGCTTGGTATTCATGGTATAAGAAACGCTACGCATTTTTATTTGACGCATCCGAAACAGTAAGAGACCACAGAAATGATACAGATAGTACAGTTTCTAAGGAGACTATAGCTCGTTGGACTGCATTAGTATCTGCAGCTGCAAAAGTAGATACTCCTGCACCAGAGGGAACTCAATTAGAAGGTGACGCATTTATTGTTGCGCCAGAACCCTACACGATTAGAATAGAAATAATGAAACAAGAAGGTGACGGGATGATGTCACCAGATACTGCCGAAATAGTACTCGATGAAGAATCATGGAATATACTAAAAAATTCTACACTTATTAAAGATTATCTTGGTAAAGTTACTGAAAGTGCCGATGGCAACGTAAAGACAATTGATATACATGCTGGAGGTTGGTGGGACTTAAAAGATGCCTTACTAAATCCTGACCTACTTGGAGTAGGTGAAGGAGATGTTCCAGCACTTGCTAGGATATACAGTAGATTAAATGGAGTAGTTGAACAGGCAAATCCATATAATCCAAGAGAAGATCAAATGCCAGCCCTTCCTGCAGAACTAATAAAGACAGGAATTGCATGGTCTTACGACCCAATAACTAAACGACCAGAGCTAATTGATACGCTGCCGTGGGTAGGCCCCTCTCCATCATCACTACGATGGATTCCAAAAGATCCTAATAATCCTACTGGACGTGGCGCTTGGGAAATTGATCAAGCAGCAGAAGCACAAGTAGGTAAGAGTATGCTAGAAGGCGTTCCCACCTCTGTTCGACCGTGGCTAAATGCGGTGTTAAACTCAGGTGGAGATATGAGTGTCATCGAAGCAGCTATTCCAGCTGAACTTCGTAATCTATCTGGAGATGAGTTGGCCGCACTATCCCCAGATCAACAGGCTATTATAAAAAGAAAAGATGTTGTGAAGCATTGGGTAGGATTTTTATTGGGACAGACTCGACTTGCAAGTGATCCTAAATATGCTATGCAACCAGTAGAAATCCCTATGGGTATGGGTGAACCACCAATTACTATTGCTGGTTTTGATGTTAAGTTTCCTAATTTTATAAATTCAACAGGAAGAGAAAGTGATTTTGGTTTAGGAACAAGAGCCGCTGCTGCACTTGGTGCCGATAGTTTATTAAAAACTGCGGGGAGTTGGTATGACCAGTGGAATAAGATGGACCAGTATGAACAAATAGGTTCTGAGGGTCGTCAAGGTAATTTCCCACCACTTTACTTTAGTGATAGAGGAGACACTGCTGGAAAGCCTACAGTAGATGGTGCCCCTGTTATGGATGTAAAGGGTGTACT